CCAGAAGAAAACAAATCTGAAACTGCGTTTACCCTAGATATCTTATCGTTACCACGACTAGGCGTGTATTCCTGAACAGGGATACCTGTAGCCCTCAACTCAAAGATCAAAGGCATACCCGCAGCTTTCGCTTCCACAATAAAAGCATCGGGTTTAAATTCATTGTATTTTTCCGTAGCCAAACGCTTCAGATCAGGAAACTCTAATCTATCTTTGTAAGCATCTAGCAAAATAACGTTAGGAGCCAGCATCCCATCATCGCCTTCTTTGTAGAAGACACCCCACGTTGTGCAAGCAGAATAGTCCGCTCTTTGATTCTTTAAGAAAGCCGTATCCCAAGATTGGATAATAAAATCACAATCAGGCGGTTCGGTGTATTCCCAGGTCTGCCACCACTCCCTTTTAACCAACGCACCTTCTTCAGCAGTAGGGTCCTGTTGGTATTGAGCAGACCACTTAGATGACGGTAGTTCTGCTTTTAACGCTTCTAATTCTTCTAATTTCCAAAATTCTTCCCATAACGGGGTCCCAGAAGGCAATATAGCGGGTAATTCTATGACTTCCCATTCATCAGAACCACCCCGTTTTATGCTAGCATCCACAATCTGACCCGTAAGATCACGCTGATGCCAGCGAGTCATTACCACAACTATTGCTCCGTTAGGCTGCAAACGCTGTCTAGGTCCAGAGGTATACCATTCGTAAGTCTTGTTAAATACGTTGATATCGCTGCTAGCACCTTCTTGTTCAGAGTGCGGATCATCAATAATCAATAGATCAGCACCTTTACCTGTTACAGCACCGCCAACACCTATCGCAAAATACTCTCCGCCTTTGTTAGTATTCCACCTTCCCGCAGCCTTAGAGTCCGCTTGCAAAGACACATTTGTAAATATTCTCTTATAATCTTGCGAATTAACCAGGTTTCTTACCTTTCTACCGAAACCTACTGCTAATTCTGCAGTATGAGCCGTCTGTATTATCTTCTTATCTGGATATAGCCCTAGAAACCACGCAGGAAGCAAATAAGAAGCAAACTCACTCTTGGTATGTCTAGGCGGCATATTGATAATTAACCGCTTTAGGTCGCCTTTAGCCACCCTCTCGAAGGCTTCCGCCATAATTTCGTGATGGTCGCCATGAATAAACGCTGACCATTGCGATTTAACGAAACTAAGATAGCTTTTCTTACTCTCTATCCTAGACTTGGCATCATCAAGCTCTTCAAGAAGCGTCAGAAGCTCCTCTTTTTCATCCAATGACAAGTTATTAATAGTAGATAAATTCATTTGTTAGTAAGAACCTACTTAGCTAGTAGGAATATATGAAAAAAACAAAAACATAGGAGAGATATCCCCAGGAACTTACCAATTTCATTAGTAAGTTACTAGCTAAGTAGGTAAATAGTGTATAAAAATCTCTAGATTGTACAATATTGAACGACTTCACAAAAAAATGCAACAAAAATTTATGCTAAATAGGGACCCTAGACCCATATATATAGATTTAGGGGGTAGGGGTGTCAAAAAAAACAGCTAGCATTTTGATAGTACCCCCTTTTCTTTCGTCAAACCTGGTATATAAATGTGCATATCACTATGTATTGTATGTCAGACATGCGTGTACAAAAAAAGGGGGGTCGGGTAGCCAAAAAATATTGTTCAAACAAAGAATCCTTTTCTTGTTCGGTTAGTTTTCTCTATTAAATGGGGAGTTAGCTAACTGCTATCACTTAGCAATCTAATCTTTTCCTCTATCTCTCGCTCTATCTCTTCGGGAGTTCTCTCTTTCTTGGTCTCTACTACATCAGAAAACATTGAGACACTTTTCCCCAACAGTTCTAGGCTTCGGATTCGTGCCGAGTCATTGCTTGCTTCTTGGCTTTCCTTGTACAAACGATCTAGAACGTACCCTTTGACCCTGAGCGAAGAAGCCAACAATCTATCCTCTTTCTTAGCTAATGCACTTTGTAGGCTTTGTGCAATCTTAGGGTCTGCTAAGAGTTTGGAGGCTTCGACCTCTACCCACTTGGGTATGGTCCCGTCCTTGTTCATGGTTACTTCGTAAGCTTTGCAATAGGCTTCCTTGTTGCTTGTAACTTTGCCCTTAACAATTTCATTGATGAAATTTTGTTGCTTGATTGTGAGCGGTTTATTATCGATCACTTTGAGGTCTGGTTTATCTGTCATGGTTTTATTTTCTTCTTTTCTTCTCTTCCTGTCTTCTAGCAAAACGCTATCAAATTTTTCTTGAGAAAATATTTCTTTATCGTGTTCCCTTTCGTGATGAATGATGTATCATGTCTGGGTGGATGATGTTTTATTTACTGTGACAGATTGAGACTGCAATAGTTTTTGATAAAGGGTAAACATTAAACAATGGGCTTACAGCCATAATCCCAAAAGCGGTAAGGCGGACTAGATCAATCTTTGGTTACGTTGCGGATACGGGTTCTAGCATAAGCGATGACGACCCGTCAGGATATTAGCGGTTCATTCTGCTTTTATCCGCTCATCCTCCTGAGTCCATGAATTAACATGCTTGAAGAGGTTCCTAATTCTGGGGACTAGAAACTCAACTCGGAGGACGTATGAGTAAAGAAATAGAAATAGTTAGTTTTGTAATGCCTTGGCATTTTGAATCAGGTGAATATTCTTCTGGAAAAAGGGGTAAACCTTTTTATATTCGTTGCTTTGGTTATTGGAATCCTGAATATACTTCGGAGACTAGATTAGTCTCACACGACAATATCTGGGACGCTTTACAGGCTCCCCATACTTCGGAAATTTATTCGTTGGGGGATAATTTAAAGGTCTGGAATTCTGACTTTGCGGATTGGTCCGACATAGAATATATCTTAGTAAAAATTAATTTAGTTACTAAGAAACTTTCTGAACAGGACTTTTTTTCAATGTCTGAATTTTGTCGTGAAGCTTGGGAAGAGTCTGACAAAGACGAAGACCGAGGACTAAAAATTATCGGTTCAGATGTGGAGGTTTCAGAATGAAATCATATCCAATCTGGAACAATATCAATTCTTGCATTTACAAAAGTTCTAAATCCTACGGGATAAAAGAACATGGAGAGGTTTCGACATATATCGGGACCTCTGCAAAAAATTCTCATCTATTCTTGGAAACTAAATTGACCCATCGCCAACACGAAAATGGCGACAGGGAATGGCGGTTTTTTATGGATGGGAAACTTGTGAAAATTGCGACCATGAAAAAAGGCACTTACAAAATTGAATTTATTCCAACGGTGGAATCATGACGGAGAAACAATTTATGACGCTTTGCGAAAAGTATCAGGTTGACCCCGCAGACGCTTGGGACAATGAATCTTTGAAAGAAGCTTTATTGTGGCGTGATGATGAAACGGTTGAAGAGATTCTAAAAAACGACTATTAGAAAATTACAGGCTAGATATTTTCTAGCCTGTTTTTTTTGTGTCTTTTTTTTTGTTTTTTTTCTTTATTTTTTATACGTCTTTACCGATAGACTAGCGAAAGATAGTCTGTCGTGAGAGTGAGGTTAATCTTTTAACTCGGAGGTGTAATGAAATTAAAAGATGCAAAAAAATTAGTATTGGCGGGTTTGCTTACGGGAGAATCAACCATGATTGCGGGTCCTACGGGAGCGGGTAAGTCTGAAATGATTTACGAAGCTTCAAAGGAGTACGCTCTCAGGAATGATTTGAAGTTTGTTGTTGGTAAGTTAGACCCTAACGATGATGAATTCTCATTGGTAGAGAAGAGGACAGGACAATCTGAATCTACAGATTGGCAAGGTCTTCCGTACTTTACTGAAGAGGAAGGAGTTAAGTATCAAGCTTGGGCGGTCATTCGTGATCTGCCAAGGAAAGGCAAGGGAGTTTTATTCCTTGATGAACTTGGTCAGGCTCCGTTATCTGTACAGGCTATATTGTCGCAGTTGATTAATCCAAAAGAGCGAAGCATAGGCGAATATGTTTTGCCTGATGGGTGGTCAATTATTGTGGCTACGAATAGGAAGGAGGACCGTTCAGGTTCTTCGGGTATTCTTGCTCACAACATTGCGAGAGGACAGTATGCGAATGTCGATGTTGACTTTGATGATTGGTACGAATGGGCGATCAAACAGGATGATTACAATCCTTACGTTTTGTCTTATTTAGAATTGAATAGGACTGCCCTCCATGAATTTGACCCAAGGGTCATTGATGCACAACCCAATCCTAGATCATGGACTCGGTTATCTAATATTCTTAACAGCGTTGAGGATTACGATGACTATGAGTTATTTGCTAGGGTCAACGTTGGCGAGAAAGAGTCTATCGAGTTTGGAACATACATGCGATTACGTACTAAGGTTCCAAGTCTTTCTAAGATTGTTTGCGGGGATGAAACAAAACCCTCAAGCAAAGTCTTGAAGGAAGCGGGCTTGTCTTACCTAACGACAATCGGTCTTGCCGATACAGTTGCCAATAGTGACGAAGATGTTAGAGACGAATGGTTTGCTAATGCGATGACTTATGTTCAGAACATGGGTAGCCCTGAGTTTGAAATATTTTTCACTAGGCAATGTATCAAGGCAGATGCTTCATTGATGCAGACTAAAACGTTTTCAGAATTCAAGATAAGAAATTCTGAATTTGAATATTAATCTAACGGAGTAATTATGGTTACTAAAATCGAATGGAGAAAAAATCCTAACGGTCACTATCGAGCAATGGTTGGTAATCTTGAATTTCGCAGTTTGCGAGAAGCGAGAATTTACATAAAGCAATCGAAGCGAGATAAGGAGGGTAACA